GTCCTGTAAAGGACTCTGCGGGAGGCTTGGTTGGAAACGCCTCTGTTACTCCTTATGACCAATGGCAACCTTTCCCGGGTCCCACTTACGTGGGCTTAGGAGAGATCGACGTATGTGACGCAAGTTACATATCCTAAATTACACATATGAAACCAATCACTTTAAGATTAGAATTAATGTATGTGAAGTATTACCTTAAGATATTGAAGATAATATTCAGCACACTTCTAAACTCTGATGAGTTGGATCGCGTGTGCAAGGATTACTTGGCTTGCCTCACAAGGTGAGTCAACTCCGAAGGTCCGGTTGCTGGCATAAGAAGAGCAAAGTGTGTCTTTACACATATGACCGCACTGTCTTTAAGAAGTAAACAAATTAAGAGGCTCCCTTTAGCTCTTGATTCCAACCACATGCCTAGACGTTTCCGCGTTGCGACTTGGTTTTTATACAAGCGTAGTACACGCAACGGGTACTTAATCTATAAATGAGTCTTCCTCAAGTCTGTGTTGAGGAGCTATATGCTTCTTGATATTGGACATAAAGTTGACTTAAGACCTTTGACCGATCCGCCTAAGCACCGGTTCGGAACCACACTAGGTTCCATTAAACTTATTCGTTTTGTTATGGATAAGTACTTGGATCCTGGACTAAAGGTGTCCCGTAGGAAACTTCAAAATAAGTTCAAAGGCTGGTTTGTCTCTATGAAAGCTAGCCCAAACGGTGGGCCTTCATGGCTATCCTGGATCAAGGATCGTCTAGCTCTTGAGCTAGAGCCCTTTCTCCTCAAAAACTTACGTGCACTTGAAAAAGTGTATCGGATAAGAGAAGATACTCCGACAAAAGTGGGTAAATATTTAAACCATTTGCCTGCTCTTGGAAAGTTTTGAGAGCAAATTTCTATTGGCTTTTACTGTATCACCTCAGCGGTGGGTTTAAACCCTTGGCCGGAGGAATACTGGATTGACCCGAAAAGGTTCGGGGAGCCCGTGGGGGGCCTTATAAACTTAGGTGCTCCCATCTTAGAATGGGTTTTGAATTTTATACGATCCAAGTCAAATAATGCTGTGGACTACTGTTCCTCTCGGTTACACGTCTTAGACGAACCGGGTGGCAAGTCTCGGATTATCACTATTGCAGACATATTCTCACAATCTTTGCTCCATCCTATTCACGAGTCACTCTTCACTGTTCTTAAGAGCCTACCCTCGGATGGTACATTCAATCAGCAGGGACAAGTTAAAAGGATAATGGAGTGATCTGCACAGAGGCGCATGCTTTACAGCTATGACCTTTCTAG